TCTGGAACACTGACAGGGTGCAATCGCACATTTACTACACATTCCAAGTTCATTAAGAACTGAAGCGAGTTCTGTGGGTGCAGCCGGTTGAGCTGGGTTATAGTCAATCTTGTGGTGATATCTGAGTGTAGATGTATTGAAGAACACAATAAGTTGCATACCTGATTCATCAATTTGTCCTGAAAGGATAGCTAGAGTAAAAGGAATAACAATTTGTGTAACAGCAGGAGTTGGAAAATCCCAATATGGTGCTACATTTAATTCAGAACAACTAGGGTCCCATTCTTTACCCGGTAGTTGCATAACATCTTCATAAGTTGTATATGTTCCTTGTACTAAACGACACAAAAGATTTGAAAAGGGATTCTTATTAGATTTAATTACAATTAAAGGCATATGTGATTTTAAATAGTGTCTTAAATATTCTCTTGTATTAATGAAAGGATAAGTAGCAGCTACAGCAGATAAATCAAGTGAAAAGTTAAACAATTGATATTTATTTGTAGATGAAACAACAATCTGATTTAAAAACATAAGATGATGATCTTCTCTAGGACTATGATCGAACATTTGTCCATAAGTTTTCTGTGCTTTTGTTGAATTTGGATTATATTGATATTCAAATATTTGTTCTTGTCCTTTAGTAATTTTAGATTCATAGTGTTTAAGAATAGCTTTGTAACCATTTAATTTAGCAAGATTTTTAGATTTAGCATAAGTAGTAAAAATAATTTCATCATCAATAGAAAGTAAAGTATATTTAATTATGTCTGGGTCTTGAGAAATAACACATGTTTTAAAAGTTGTTCTAAAAGGTTTTGGAAGTATATTAAAGCCATTTGCAATTTTAGAAATAGGATTGGTAATAGAAGGGTTAATTTCAATGAAAGGTGGAAGATTTTCAAAATATACCGAATCAATATATTCATCCCTCGGAATTTCTTTGGTTTGAGGAGATGAATCTATCTGTAATATTCCTGTAGCAGAGGCAGTAAAAACAGGAGCTTGACCAGTGATGTTAATCCAATTGATTAAAACATCACCTTCATAAGCTGTTCCAGCAACAGTAGCAGTGGTGGCAAGGGGATAAGTACCTGGTTGAAAAAGTACTGGAGTAATTTCAGCATGACCTAAGTTACTAGTAGCAGAAAAATATGAAAAGTAACCAATATTAGTAGAATCGACTAATATAGCACCAGTGACAGTTGTTGTAATAGCTGGTACTTGTAATGAATATTCTCTATATATCAAATAAGTTGGTTCAAAAATTTCAATATTACCTCTTACTGTTGTACCAACGGGGCAAGCAGTATTTTGAGGTAAAACAGTTATAGCTCCTGCTGACATAGCGGGAGGTTCAGTTGTTATAGGTTGAGGGACATAAGTATACATCTTATAAGGAGCAAAATAATATGAAATAGTCAATGGTGTATCATTACCAGTAGAAGTAACAAGTTCCGAAATATTCTTAACATTTATATAACCAAAAGAGTCTGCTAGATCTGATTCAGTGGATTCAATATAGTTGGGATTTGACCAAGGCATTAGAACAAAAATTTCATTAGCTTTAGAAGGGAACCATGAAAAACCAATTTCACTAACATGTCTATTTGTTGAAAAATTGAGTTTATTAAAGGATCTTGAAACCCAAAAAGATTGAGCTTGAGAGAAAGCGGGTTTACAAATCAATCTAACTAAAATATGGGAATTAAAATATTTAAAAGGTAACATATAATATCCAGTTCTCATAGAAAGTGCAACAGATTCTGAAATGACAGGATCACCACCTACTGAAGTAGATTCAAATCTATTTGACCAAACATGACCTTGTTCTGGGAGACAAACTCCAGGAACATAATCATGTTGGACATCTAGCTCTATTTCTTCATCAGTAAGGATTATCACTGGTTTCACACCTGAAGGTGTCATTAATTTACGTATGAAAC